GAAATGTATGAATCATTAGGAGAGTCATATCATGACGACGCTGATGATACTAATGAATCAGTTGACGAAGAAATTGTTTACGAAATTGAATTAGGTGAAGATGATAATGTTGATGAAGATGGCTATTCAATGACGGAATCTAGTATGATGATTAAACCAAAAGGTTCGGGTATGGGAAAAGTTAAATCAGAATTACCAACAGGTAAAGTCAACATGAAAGGTTTTAAAGAAGATATGTCACAACATAAAGAAAGCTTTAAAGGTCCTAAGAAATTTGAATTTAAGGAAGGTGAAGATGATGAAACAAAAGAAACTGAAACAAAAGAAGCATCAAGAACTTTAGGTAATGGAAGTAGAAATTTTCCAAAAAGAAAAGGTCTTCCAAAAATGAAAGTTATTACAAATTCTGCTTTACAAGAAGAAGTTGAAAACTTAAGAGCTAAGAATGAGGAGTACAGAAAAGCATTAAATATTTTCAGAGAAAAATTAAATGAAGTTGCTGTTTTCAATTCTAACTTGGCTTACGCTACAAGATTGTTTACTGAACATACTACAACAAAATCAGAAAAAATAAATATCATGAGACGTTTTGACAACGTCGAAACAATCAAAGAATCTAAAAATCTTTATCAAACTATTAAAGAAGAATTAGGTTCAGTTGGTAAACCAATGGTTAAAGAATCTATCGTAGAAAACATTGATAGAACACCAACTAAAGGTTCAACTAATTTGGTTGAAAGTAAGACATATGAAAATCCACAATTCTTAAGAATGAAGGACCTTATGTCAAAAATGAATAAATAAAAAATAAACTAAAAACAAACTAAATATTTTAAAAAATGGGAGCATTATTAGAATCAGGTCTTGTTGGTAACATCGGTCTTAAGCACCTTAAAGTTATCAAAGAAGATACTATTAACAAATGGGACAAATTAGGATTCTTGGAAGGTTTGAGAGGACATGTTAAAGAAAACATCGCTCAACTTTATGAAAACCAAGCATCTCACTTAATTAACGAAGCTGCTAGCACAGCATCAGACGGTTCTTTCGAAACGGTTGTATTTCCAATCGTAAGAAGAGTTTTCTCTAAATTGTTGGCTAACGACATCGTATCTGTACAAGCTATGAACTTACCTATCGGTAAATTGTTCTACTTCGTACCTAAAATTCAGGGTTATGACATGGGTCAAGACCCAACTGCAGGTGGTACACACTTTGCACCTTATGGAGCACCAGACGGACCAGCATCACCAAACACTGGTTATGGAGCAAACGATAAGAATTTGTATGACAGATTCTACGAAGGTAATGAAGCGGCTTTAGACCCACCAGGGTTATTTGACTATTCTAAAGGAACATTCAGTGCAAGAACAATTTCAGCAACAACAGTTGCTTGGAGTGGTTCAGAATTGATTGCATCGGCATATAGTCAATCTCAAGAATTCAGAAAAGTATTGATTGCTATGTCAGGATTTAACTACGGTGGTGAAGGTAAATTAATTGGTCCTAACGGTAACGAAATGGATACTGAAGAATTTTTATCAGGATTATCAATTAAAGTTGCAAACTACGCAGTTAGTAACGTTAACCAACCCATCTTCTCAGGTACAACTCAAGGTTCTTCATTAGGTACAGGACCATTGTTATTCAGAGTAGTAACTCAAAAATATGGTAAAGGTATCGTACAATATGGTACATCAACACAAACTGTATTCCCAACAACTGGTAATGGTGGTCAATATGATAACATTTGTTCACAAGATGGTGTTATTTACTTAGAAATTGACACTCAAGTCCCATGTTCAGTTGGTTCAAATTCATTAGACGGTTATTCAGGTTTTACAACCCAAGCATTCCCAGGTCAAGCTCAAGGTCAATTTACAGCGACATATAGAATCTATCAAAACTTAGAATTTGAAGATGAAATCGGTGAAGTTTCTTTTGATTTGGAATCAGTAACAGTTTCTGTAACTGAAAGAAAATTGAGAGCACAATGGTCTCCTGAATTAGCACAAGACGTTGCGGCATTCCACAACATTGACGCTGAAGCTGAATTAACAGCTTTATTGTCTGAGCAAGTTGCGGCAGAAATTGATAGAGAAATCTTGAGAGATTTGAGAAAAGGCGCAGCATGGACTTTGAGATGGGATTACAACGGTTGGAAAAGAGGTACAACTGCAAATCCATTAACACAATACACTCAAAAAGATTGGAACCAAACATTGATTACAGCAATCAACCAACTTTCAGCTCAAATCCACAAATCAACATTGAGAGGTGGAGCTAACTGGATTGTTGTTTCTTCTGAAATTAGTGCAATCTTTGATGATTTGGAATACTTCCACGTATCAAACGCAGCTCCTGAGCAAGACCAATATAACATGGGTATTGAAAGAGTTGGAACTTTGGCTGGTAGATACCAAGTTTACAGAGACCCTTATTTCCCACCAAACACAGTATTGATTGGTCATAAAGGTAACTCATTGTTAGACACAGGTTATGTGTACGCACCATACGTACCATTACAATTGACTCCAACAATGTATAACCCATTCAACTTCACACCTATCAAAGGTATCATGACAAGATACGCTAAGAAGATGGTGAACAACCGTTTCTACGGTAAAATCACAGTTGATGGTGTTAGAACATTTGACTTAAGAGAATTGAGATAATCTTTTCTAAATGAAATAAAAAAGGGACGAGAAATTGTCCCTTTTTTTATGCCTCTTCTTTTTTATCGGGTGTACTTAAAACACGTAATGATTTTGAAATAATCTCAGATTCTTCTAATGTAAAACAACCTCGTTTATACGCTGATTTTACAGATTGTATTAAATAGAATAAAGATTGTTCTTTTTCTATAGAATTAATTATTTTTTCAAGTTCGTCATTTGAGTTATATTGTAAAAAATCAAATAGTTTTGTGTTGTTATTAATCATAGTAAGATATTTATATATAATAATCGTAAAAAAATGATGGATAATAAAGTAATAATTCAAGATATTCTTAATGAGTATAAAAAAGTTTTATTTGAGTCTAATACAAATATTACTGAAGACTTGGCTGTTTGGTTTGGAACAAAGAAAAAACCAAAAGGTTCTAAACAACCCGCAGGTCCTTGGGTTAATATATGTAGAAAAAAAGAAGGTGGTGGACACCCACCATGTGGAAGACCAGATGCTGACTCAAAGTCATATCCTAAATGTAGGGCCAAAGGTGTTGCTGCTGGTATGAGTGACGCTCAGAAAAGAGCCGCTTGTGCCAAGAAAAGAAAGGCGGAGAAAGCGGATACACAAACAGGTAAAGGACAAAAACCTGTTTACTCGTCTTACAAAACAACGAAAGAATCTGTTAATTATTTACCACCGATTACTTTATCAAAATTAGCTGGTAAAATTTTATACGAGATGAAAAAAAAAGGTGTCAACGAAAATTTGACCGTAATTAAAAATTTGTACAACAGAGTTCCATTCACCGAAAAAATGATTACAGAGCTTCATAAATCATTAAACAAAAATGTTTTAAATGAGTCAGAAACCGATGATGTAAATTATTTATTGCTCGGAGGTGACAAAACCAAACAATGGGTTAACACAATTCTATATTCATTAAAAAAGGGGTCTTAAAACCCCTTTTTTTTATTTTGTTATGAATATGCCCCTGAGGACCTTTTCTTTCCGTCTAATCCCTTTATACGACCTTGACAGACCTGTACTGCGTATCCATTAGCATACGCTGATGGATAAACATCAAATTTTGCTTTAGCGGCGGCTTTTCCACGTGCACATAATTTAGTTCCTGTTTTTTTTCTACCTTCTTCTAAATTATTTCTTTCTAACATTTGGTCCATAAAAGCGTCAGCATCTTTTGAAAGAGGTTCAAGTTCATCAGCCTTTATTTTTAAATCTTCAATGTCTTTGATTGCCGCTAAATACGGAATCATTGATTTCTCAGCATCTTTATCAATTGGTATAATACTACTAATTTTTTCAAGTATTTCTTCAATACTTAGTTTAACTAATAAGGGTCCTAAACCTTGTGTAATAAATCCCAATCCGGGAATACTAGTTATACCAACGATTGATTGTAATAAATCAATAAAATCAACTTCTAATTCGTCTTGAACATCAAGTAATTGTTTTAAAGTATCTGA